GTGTGTGTATTTATTTGTTTAATAATTCCTTTTGTACTGTTGTTAGTTCATTATATAGCTTACTATATTTACTCATTGATATATGGTTTAGTTGTTCTTGTGTGTTCATATGTGTATGTGTGTGTGTATTATTCAATCATTAATTCCAGTATAGAGTCGACTTGACTCATTAAGTAGTCAACCTCTGTTGATACCTCTATATAAGTACTATCGTGTCTGACGTCTATGTATCCTTCAAGGCTACCAAATATGAGTCCTATCTCTGTGCGTCCATGTACCTCGATGAGGTGATTATATTCCTGTTCCATTATATTGTGTTTATTATGTATATAAGACTATCGACATTATCTATACTAGCTTCGCATGAATCTCTATCAGGTTGCCATTCACCGTCTCTTAACATTTGAAAATCCTCTAGTATAAATTGTAACGTGTTTATTATTTCTGTTTTTTGGTTATTTGTCATAGCTTTTATATGTTATAAGTTAGTAATATATTTCTTTGTCTGCTTTTTCATGTACTCGATGGTGTCTTTGTTGAGCCATTCTAGTAAGTCAATGGTATTTAGTACTATTGTAAAATCTTCTCCGTTCTCATCCGTCATATCTATATAAGTTTCATTGTCTACTAATGTGGATAATGTTTTTATATTGTCTATTCTCTTTATCATATTATTTTGTTTAAACTCTTTAGATTTTAGATTTCTGTTTATTTCTTGTTGATTCAATATAGCTTCTCTTGTTGTCATAGCTTATGTATTTAGTTGTTTAGATAGGTTATTTTCTGATTCGTTTAATTGTTCTAATGTAGTAAGTCCGTTTCTGTACTCAACTTGTTTCATGTTTCTTATCAATTGTAGTGCTGTTACTTTGCTCAATGCTTTCATTATATATGTGTTTTTATTGTTTATACTCTGTCTAATTGGTATTGTCTAACTTCATTCATAAAGTTATTTCTATAATCCTTATTTGTTGATATTAAATAAATCTCCTCAATCAAATCTAAATTTGTCATGAGGCAATTATCTAGGTCAATTTCGTAATACTGTACTATATCCTCTAGTGTTGTATTTCCCGTCATTATATATGTGTTTTTAGGTTTTTAGGTGTATTTAATATTTCTGCTATTCTGTCTAGTTGATAATTTGTTATGGATAATCTATTAGTTGAATTTCCGAATGAATCTCTAATGTGTAAGGAACACTTATATTCTTTATCTTTAGACAATCTGCTTATCTCTTTTTGCTCGTATGTCATGGTTACCAGTTATTGAATGAACCGTTAATCATCTCGATAATTACAAATGTAATCGTGGGTACTAGAATAAGAGCTACGAAAGTTAACCCGACTAATGTTACTGAATCTTGACTCTTGATAGTGTTTACTAAATTTCTCATAATGTTTTTTTTAATGTGGCTGCTTCGTTGCAACACTGTAAAGATACATACTATTTATATACCCCACAAGTTTATTTACATTTATTTTAATTTATTTTATTATTTAATCAAGTTCTGTGTAATAAAACAGACCCTCCTCATAAGCGAAGTTTAAAAAGTCTTCATTATTTAAGAACTTTAAACCTTGAAAATCTACCTTTTTCTTTAATATAGTAAGTAAATCTTCTTCTTTTTTTGCGTAAAAATCACCTCCTAAAATCACATAACCCCTGTTAAAGTACTCTTTACTTATTGAGCATCTTCTAGTATCTTTCATATTATATAAATTTATATGTGTTAATGTTTAACTCTTTTGCCTTAATTCTAAAAAAGAAGGCTTCTGTTGTTATTTGTCCAGACATCCACATTCTTCTTAATTGTGTAGGTGTATTATTTTCTTTTTTCATGATTCGTAGGATTTAAAGTGATTAATTACAAATATTAATTCCTGTTTAGTTAATTTAGCCAATGAAATTAAGTCTTCTCTTGTTTCATACTCATCACCAGCAAATAAAAGTATTTCGTTTATTAATTCGTATCGTTTCATGTTGTTTTAGTTTAAGTTTGTTAATGATCCATCCCACTTCTCATCGTTTAAATACCAAAAATAGTTTTTCTGATATATTCTATCTACTTTTGACCCAGATAAAATTATAACTCCGTTTAATCTCTCTTTAGTTGTATTGGTGTACCATCCACAATTTGTAATTGAAATTGTTTTATTAGGGTCATTATATTTGTAAGCTATTGCATTACCTTGATATTTTAATATCGTCACATCTGGCTCTACCGTCACATTCATATTTGATTTGTTGAACTTCTTACCGTTTAAAAATGCCGCTACTGATTCTTCTGTAATTAATTTCATAATTTCTATTTATTTATTGTTATTGTTGTATTGGTTTTTAATATCTGTATAAAAATCGAAGTCGTTTATTTCGTATTGGTTTAAATTGTCTTCAATATTGTTTAATGTACTTATGTAATTATTCATTTTATTTTAGTTTTGGATTATTTATTTCTATTACGTCAATATTACCGTTTCTATATATGTCGACTGTTATTCCTGTTGTTAAGTTAGTCCTTTTATAAGGCTTTAAGCTATATTTGATTCTTAACTCGTTAATTACTCTTTTAATGTATTTCATACCGTTGTTTTAAGTTGTTATTATTTATTCTTACCAGTTGTTAAAAGACCCGTTAATCATTTCTAAAATTACGAATGATATTGTAGGTACTAAAATTAATGTTACAAATACTAAACCTACTAATGTCACTGAATCTTGATTTTTTAATGTGTTTACTAAATTTCTCATAATGTTTTTTTTAAGTTGTTATTGTTTTTGTTTCTTACTCAAAGATAATACTTTTATTTAATACTACCTAATTTATTTTATTTTATTTTACTTTATTTTTATTCTATACAAGTACCCTCAAAATCAATATAATATACTTCTGAATAATTTTTATCTAAATATTCATTTAGTTTATCTACACTTCTAAACCTTTTAATTGTTTCTTTGTCCGACCACGAATTTTGATATTGATACTCTTTGATGATAGCAATATAACGACCTTTGAAAATTTCGCCTTTTTCCGCAATCATTAAAATGTTATCGGTTAAAACATTTTCTCTTAAAATAAATTCCTTTGCCATTGTGTATGTTTTTAATTGTTGTTGTTTTTTTCTGTTTACTTAGGTTAAACCCTTTCAACACTTCAAAGATACAAGTTATTTATATACTATGCAAACTTTTTGCTAATTAATTTAAGAAATAAGATGAATTAAATACACTTTTCTCACCTACATAATTATCGTTGTATATTAACATTCCGTTATTTTGCCCATATTCATCCGTGTATATAGATACGGCAATACATTCTTGATTTAATGAGGTACATAACATTTTACATAACTTTTCTACGTTCTCATAGTTATAGTTTAATGAGTTGATACTAACAATAGCGGTTAATTCCTTTACTCCGTTATACTCACCATGTGATAAATTTACGTTGTAGTCATTAAATAAATAACTTCTGTAATTGTTTAAGTTCTCAACTAACTTAGATAAGTTGTTATTGTTTAGTCCTACATTTAATTTGTAATTTGTCATTTTGTTTATTTTAATGTGGCTGCTTCATTGCAACACTTCAAAGATACAAGTTATTTATATATCTCACAAGTTTATTTTTATTTATTTTACTTTATTTTTTATATAGGGTGTAAATAGAAGGAACGTACGCACGAATAACAATATAATTGACATACACAAGATAAATCTACGAAAACATTTTAGTAAATATGTTTAGGATAATAGACTCTTTTTTCTTATGTTTGCAGCAACATAAACACCTGTAAATAAAATGTAATAACCTAATAATTTAACACATATTTAACTCTTTTGAATTTGTACGGATTCAATAAGGGCTTTTTTGTGCCAAATTTTAGCCATACTAAAAATTACTGACTTATGCAAATATTTTATGTTAAATTATCACTATCAATAATGGTTCTAAATAATGACTTTTGAACCCCTCCATATTAAACGCACCCCAGAATATTAAACATAGGGGAGATTTATTTACACCCCACAATATTAAACAAAAAAAGAGAGGCACATTTCTGTACCCCTCCATATTAAATTTTTCCGCAATAATAATATTTTTTTTTATCTTATCACATATTTTCCTGAGTTAACACCCTGTAATAAATACATAAGACTATATCTAATCGCATCCACATAGTGATTAAATTTTTCTACTGGCTTTGCATTGCGCTCATGCCATACATAGTTATTAATCTCCTTAATAATACCTGTAGACTCAGCATCCACAACTAACTCATAGTCTTGCATTAACGCTATACCTGACAGTATACTACCCTTCTTTTTAATGGTAGGCTTTATGTTTAACCCTCCCTTTTTCATTTCAGATATAAGTCTAGGCTCAGAGTTATCGCATATAATAAGATCCATACCAGCGTGTTTCTTGTTTCTGTAGATAATGTCGGAAGTTGATAGATTTATCGCTCCGTACATCTCTTTGACGTACACCCTCCTGTTATCCTTATCCACTGAAACCTTCACTAATGTAGTTAAATCGGTAGAAAATCCAAAATCCTGACCAAAACAAGTTAAATCATACGGTAAGAATTGTCCTACCTTCCAGTTAGTGATGATAGTACCCTCTGCTTTGTTTAACCAGCCTCCTAATATCTGATGGTTATACTTTACAGGGTTTC